AAAGCCACTCTGGAATGGGTGGAGATTCACAGCTCACAGCTGGAGGATTTTCAGTAGATGGTGGAACTATTAGAGGAGACACAGAGTTTTCTGATAAAGAGATCACAAAGTTTGTGGCAAAAGATTATTCAGAAGATATTGCAACAACATCTGATTCTGGAACTTCATTCTCTTCAAATACTTTGACTTTAGATGTTCAAGATGGAAATGTGTTTGACATCACTCTTGATGCAAATGTCACAACTTGGGCAATTAACAATTTGGTATCTGGAAAAGCAACAACAATCACAGTGATCTTGAAACAAGATGGAACTGGATCAAGATTGATGAATGCAACTCAGATCAACTCAACAACTTTCAAGACAGTTGGAGCTGGTGGGCTAACTTTGACCACTGATGCTTCAGCAATTGACATCATAACTGTTGTTTATGATGGCTCAGATTATTATGTCTTTTCTCAATTAAAGATGTCATAAGGAGGACAAATGCCAATCGGTATTGCAAAAGTAGGATTAATTAATGGAATAACTGGAGCACAATATGAGGGGACAGATGTCTCTGCTGATTTGCTCTGGCATATGAAAATGATCCCAGTCTCATCTTTCAACACGACATATGATGTCACAACTGCAAATGGTTATGAATCAAATGGGATCAATGTAGGTGGAACAACCTTTGCTTCAAATGTCATTGTCTATGATGGCAATCAACAATTTGGAGCTGGGAATATAACTGCATCTGGAGAGAAACTTGCAATCTTGAGAATCAATGGAGATCTCACGATCAGCTCTGGATTCACATTGACAACATCTGGAACTTGCAATGGTTTTTATATTTTTGTTGATGGTGATCTCACTGTCAATGGTGCGATTTCTATGTATAACAAAGGCAGATCAAAATCTGGTGGATGGTCTTCTTCCCTAGCAGTGAACTCTTCTGCAAATGAAGTTGCTGGATCTACAACTATCACAATGACTGGTTCTGCATCTGCACACACAAATGGATCTTCAACTGCTTCTGGTCTAACAACTGGAGGAGGTGGACAAGGTGGATCTGGGACATATGGTTCTGGATCTGGTGCAACTGGACACGATTTCTCTGGAGGTTCTGGAGGAGGAGGATCTGGTGGAATTGGTTATCCTCAACACTATTCAGGAGGTGGTGGAGCTGGTGGAACAGCAACATCCTATGCTGGAAAAGGTGGAAATGGTGGAGCTTCTGGACACACACAATGGAGCTACTACACAGCCGATGCTGGAGGAACTGGTGGAACTGGAAATGGTGGAGGAAATGGTGGTTCAAATAACTCCTATAATCCATATGATTCGAGATCTGGTTATGGTGGTCACACTGGAACTGGTGCATCGATGGTTATATATGCAAGTGGAAATTTGACTGTTGCTTCTGGTGGTGAAATTTCAACTGCTGGAAGATCTGGACAAACTGGTGGAACTGGAAGACTTTCTGCTGGAGGAGGTGGAGGTTCTGGAGGTGGGACTTTAGTTGCTGTCTGCAATGGAACTTTCACAAACTCTGGAACTGTCACAACAGCTGGAGGATCAACTGGATCTGGAAGAGGATCTGGTTCATCTGCTGGATCTGGTGGAGTTCTAACTGGTGGAGGTTATTAATGCCACTCACAGCTTATTGGAATCCAGATGATGAGAATCACAGAAATTGGAAAGAAAACTTCGGCTTCACTGAAGAGGACATTCTTATTGATAACAAGATTGAAGAATATCAAGGAGAGAAAAAACTTCCAGTCATAAGAGTTGAAGTGTCAGAATGTTCATATGTTGAAACTGTCCCAGAGTGGATCAATGTTTTGACTGGTGAAGAATTAGGCACTCAAGATGTGACAATCAATGTTGAAGCTCACATTGGAACTTATTATTTTTCAACGAGGACTGAATATGATAATTGGATCTCAAACACACTCAACAACTTTGCTGATGCTGTGGATGATCCAGATGGAGAAACTAATCTCCTAACATTAGCAGTCCTCCCAGATTTGCCATCTTGGAGTGACTCAAATGAAGAATAAGACAATTGATGTATATTGGACTCTGCATCCTATGTTGCAGATCCCAACTTCTATCTTCAGAGATCCTATCAAAGAAGATGTTCTTGCTCCTTGCCCAGTAGTTGCTGACTACAACAAAAGGATCAGACTTATAACTTCTCCTTATAATGTTGAAATATCTCCTCAATGGAGATACAACCAAGAGAAAGATCAATATGAATTTCTCTACTTTGATGCAGATAGCTCTGATCTGAGAGATGAATATCTTTGGGGATTAGAGACATTGAATGTGACTGGACAAGAGCTTTGGTATCATCCAGACAAAGCACAGTTTCAATATATTCTTCCTTATATATTTTTATCAGAAGAACCAGTGACAATGTATCTGCAAGGTCTTCAACATAGTGAGACAAGATCACAACTTGATGAAGTCAGATTCATTGAAGCTGTTTTGAAGATAGATGAATATCCAAGACCTTTGTCATCAGCTTATGCTTTTCAAAAGATGAAAGACACAAAAGCTGTATTTGTTAAAAATCAACCTCATATGAAATTGATATTTTCAGAAAGAGTGAGACTTCATAAGTTCACTCCTACAAGCAAACTAGAACACTGGTTGAAATCTAATAATAATGTGACTTCATATCAGAAAGGGACAAAGTCTCTATTTGATTTGATCTCTAAAAGAAAACCAAAACATTTGTTTAAAGATATAAAAAATAATATTGAATACTCGGAGGCATAATGGAACTCGAACTTTTAAGATTTAGCTCAACAAAAGACTCAACTTCTGGAATCTTATCAAAGATCAATGAAGATGGATCAAAGGACTTTCTTGCTTATACAGTGGAAGATCCTTATCGAGAAAAGAAAGTCAAACACATCACAAGATTTGCTGATGGTCGTTATCAGATCAAGTTCAGATCAGTTGGTGGCTTTCATTCTCGTTATTTGCAGAGATATGGAGCTGACTATCACAAAGGAATGCTTGAGCTTCAAGATGTCAAGGGTTATTCAGATGAAGAATATAAGTATGTCTTGATCCATTCTGGCAATTCGGCAAAGTCGAGTTCTGGGTGTGTCATTATCGGTGACACTCAGACAAACAACCAGATCAAAGAATTTGGTTGGGTTGGAGCTTCTCGAAATAACTATCTGAGGTCATATCAGATTATTAGAGATGCACTGCTCAAAGGTGATGAAGTTTGGATCAATGTGATTGATTATGATCACAAACCAAACGATCAGAAGAACTCTGAACAGACAATCAAGATCGGTGGAGGTATCTTCTGCCGACAATGTGAAACCAAATTCACAATTCAATAAAACAAGAATCGAGGACAACAGTGGCAAAACAAACACTTAAAAAATTTGCATTGGACAATCCATTGCTATCAAGAAAGAGATCATTTCTGGATCATCCAGAGATTAAGGATCTAACTGAAGAAGCTATTGCTGGGATCAGAGATGGAATCCCTCCAACTACTGCAACTCATTGGTTGATCAAAGAATCCCCAATTGAAGTGACAGTGAAGTTTCACACAATAAGAATGGATTTGAGCAGTCGTGCCAAAACAAACTCTTAAAAATTATAATAAGGACAACTTTGTTGCTAAGGGTGACAAGTCAGAGAAAGTTGCTGTGAAAGTCAAAGATGGCAAAGCAACTGCAACTCTTCCAGTTGGATCTTCAGACATCAATGAAGTCTGGAAGATGCTCAAAGAAAGAGGATTTGATCCAGATCAATGGGAGATCCAAAGTCTGACTGTTAATCAATGGGAAGCTCCATCAACTGAGGGAGTTCAACTCTTTGAACAGACCAAAGCAACACTCAAACAAAAACCACAATTTTTGGGAGAGTTCATAAGTTCACTTGAATCTCTGGGTGGGAATGGTTTCAGTCCTCAACCAAGTCTCAAAGCTAAAAGCAAACCAGAGCTTCTTGTTGTGCTTGGTGATTCACAGCTTCCTTTTGCAAACAAGCAATTGACAGAGCTCTCCCACTATTTCTTGCAAGATGTCAGTCCAGATGGATTAATTTATATTGGAGATCTGATTGATTTCCCAAACTTGTCAAAGTTTGCAACAAATCCAGATTTCACTTCAACAGTGCAAAAGGGAGTTGATCTAGGATATTCAACATTAAGAGATCTGAGAGATTCTGCTGGACTAACAAAGAAAGATGAACTGATCTTCTTAGAGGGAAACCACGAGCTTCGACTTAGAAAAGCTCTTATTGATAAACTCCCTCAACTATTTGGAATCAAACGAGCAGATGTCAGTGAAGATGAAAAGTCGGTTTTGCATCTAGCTAATTTAATGAGATTTAATGAACTCGGCTGGACTTATTGGGACAAACCATCTGATGTCTATCCTCATAGTGAATATGAAGTTGTCAAAGGTCTCTTTGCAACTCACTCTGGATCAGCATTAAGAAAACAAGCTGGAATGAGTGCTTTGTCTTCTATTGAAAGAATCAATGGATCAATCATAATGGGACACACTCACAGACTTGCAATAACACATCAAACTCGTTGGACTGGCGAAGAGATGAACTTATATTCTGCAATTGAAACTGGCACACTTGCTGATCTGAAAGGTTTGGGTTATTCCAAACATCCAGACTGGCAAGGAGGATTTGTGACTCTGGTTGTAGATCGAAAAAAAAATACATTTCATCCAGAGCTGGTGATCTATAACAATAACACGATCACTTGGAGAGGATTCTTCTGGACTCTAACGACTAAAGGAGTCAAAACAAATTATGAAAGCAACAGTCAATCTTAATCAAATTCTGCAAGGTGGTCTTGCTGGTTTAGTGGCTTGGTTATTTAAAACAGTGAACGATCTTCAGCAAGAGGTTGCTGTTTTAATGGTTCAGATTCAAGGTGCAAAAGAAGATCTGATGGATCTAGCAATGAGAGAACAAGAACTGAATTCTGCAATCACTGAGATATTGATCAAACTTGGTGGAAATTAATAGGAGAAAAATATGTTTAAGGAAATAGATTGGAAAGATCTTGGAGAGCGTTGCATTGCGACATTCTTAGAAACTTTCTTGGCAATGATCACAGCTGAAGCAATGACTGGTGGAGATGCAGATCTTCTCAGATCAGCTTTTGTTGGTGGTCTAGCTTCTGTCCTCAGCTTATTGAAGACAGTATTGAAAAACTACAATGCAAAAAAATAACGACTTCACACAAAAGGAAATGCTCGTGATGATTCTTGATCGACTTGATGCAATGGATGAGAAGATTTCTGATCTGTTGAACGATAAAGTCTCAAGGAAAGAATTCTATTCTGTTCTAGGGATCATTATGACTTCTCTGATCGTTGTTGGATCGTTTATCTACTAACAAGGAGAACTGATGTTCTTGTGTCCAAACTGCAACACTGGATCTTGCTCAATTAGGTGGAATATTATTATTGAAGCCCTTGAGTATCATTGCCATCGTTGTGGAAAAGGAACAAAGATTCTGTCAGAAGACTCTCTGGAAATACATTAATTAAAAGGGGGGCTCAACTTGTTTGAACTCCCCTATTTTTTTATTAAGAGTCTTCCACAGTTTAAAAACTTCTAACTTGTCGAGCTCTGCTTGATACAACTGCTCTGTCCATTCAACAACTTCTGTGTCTTCCATTTTTCCAAACATATTTGTGAACTGAATCATTTGCACTGGAGAATCTTCCAACTGGTTCTTTGTCCATATATTGATATTATTTCTCAACTCTGAACTCAACTTCGATTTCATCAAGATCTGCTCATATTCATCTTTGACAGTATTCTTTGCAGACTTCTTTTCTACTTTGATGAAATTTGCAATGAACTCTGGAATGAAAATCAAAGGAGAATCATCTCCATAGAGAATGAACTCTCTGATCCAAGTTTCAATCTTATGCAGTGGGACAAGATCTTCTCCTACTGAATCTCTCAAATAGTATTCAAACAAATGAAATGATTTCTCAGCCAACACACTCACAAGATTTTTAAACAAATGATTGTCTTTTGTGAAAGCTGGTATTTCTGAATCTGACTTCTCCCAATAAGCAAGTCTCTTGTGATCAGTGAATATTGCTTTGTCTTGTAGTGCAACAGCCAAATGGTGATGTGAAATCTGAGCACAAAACTTTCTTATAAAAATATATCTATCAATTATCTCTGTCGTATCTATACGATCAGCAGACCAAATTCTTGTGTCATCATCATTCAACAAAAGAAGAAAGCCATCCATCTGATCAATATGTGCAATGAAGTTGTTCTTTCTTTTATCAAGACCAAAGAGAGCTTCTCCCCAACTTGAATCAAGTCTTTTGGCTTCTTCTTTTAATTGCTTATAAGACAAAGTTGATTCAAAAACAACAAACTGCAAATTCTGATGTGGTTTAAAGACTAAAGCTGTGATATAAAAAACATCTGTCTTCAAATCTTTAGCAACTCCCTTTTCAACAAGATTCTGTCCCAGATCATAACTCCAGAAAGCTGATGGTCTAAACATATCCTCTTGAGCTAAAGTTCCAACAAACACAGCTTCGGCAAGTGTTGATTTTCTTTTATCAATCAAGTTTTGTTCAACAAATGGATCTGGATCATTATTTGGAATGCTATTGAAGAAGTTATTTATGTGAGCAACCTTGTAGTCATCTTGTAGAAATTTATTATCTGGAAACATTATCTCTTTATCAATATGAATCTGAAACTGATTAAGAAATCCACCAGCTTGTCCATTGTATTCAACAGAGTCCCACTTCTTCTTGAACAGAGCTCTGACTTGCTTGTCTTTTAATGAAAAGAATAGATCACGATAGTTTCCCTCAATATCATAAGAGAAAAGAGAATCACGAACAGAATCAAATGATTGATCCCAGTTCTCGTGCTTTGTGTTTTTATTGTCTTTGCTCATCTCAGTTAATAATAGACTCGTGAAAATCTATGTCAAGACTTTGGGAAATTCTTTAAATAAATTGCTCTGAAATTCCCACTCAGTTCCATAGATGTGATATAACTATATAAGAACTTATGGGAAATTAGAGACTTTTTGAGTCAATAGTTTCCCAGAGATAAAACTGAGAAGTTTGCGAAATTTGATGGGGCTGTGTGTCTCACTTTGAGACCATAGAATTTCAGAGACTTCTCCTAACTTAGAGGAATATAATGCCAGACAGCAAAATATTGCTCTCAGTCAAGGAGATTGTTGAACTCACTGGCTGGAGCAAAGCAACAACTTATCGGATGATAGACAGTGGACAACTTCAAGCTGTCCCAACTGCTTCAGATACAAAAATCCGACCTTATAGAGTTGAAAGAAATGTTCTTATGTCATTGATCAGAGGTGATCTTTAATGGCTAAGAGAGACATTTGGTTTCAACTTGATTCAAGAATATTCAACAAATTTGAAGTGATCCACATAGCAAAAACACTTGGAATCACTATAAACGAGACTATTGGAGCTCTTGTGAGACTCTGGTCTATATCAATAACTGACTTCCCAGATGGGAAAGGATCATTGATCTCTGGCTCTCTAAAAGTCACAAAAGACCATCTTCCGAGCATTATGGCTCTTGATTTAGATGGTGATCAGATATATCAAGCATTGAACG